CCTTCTCGGTTAATTCCTGGACGGAACTGTAGTTTCTGCAATGGCATTGGGGTTTACCCTAGTATTGATTCAACTTTAGCAACAGCAACTTTTCTGGCATCTAAGCCAATTAAGCCACCATTAATTCTTCTTGTCATTGTCTCAATATCGCCCTTATCTGCCAAGTCATTTAAGTTATGTTTGTTCCAAAACCAGCCTGCACTTAGAGCCGCATATTTAGGATCCAATAACCAATCAGGATTACTGACAAGATCCACACCCAAACCAGATCCGCATCGCTCATAGTTTTCCTTGCCAGTTAATTGTTTCAGACCTCTTCCCCTGTACAACCAACCCTCACCTGTTTCTTCTGGGCCGTTGCCCATACGTCCGCCATATACGCGGTTGGCTATTTTTTCTGGCTGACGATGATACTGGTTTGCAAAGTCTTCGGTAGGGAATCGACTAGGCCAAGTTGCCATTAAGCCCTTAGCGCTGTAGTTCAGGTTCTCAGTCAAAGTCTTAAAGTTATTTGACTCGTGCATGCACTGCCCAATAAAAGCAGCTTGGCGCTTAGGGGTGTTGATTTGGTACTTTTCAAAAGTTTCTTGGAGTGGCTCAAACCACTTACCTTCAATACCAAGAGCAAGTAGTTGCGACTCAAGCATCTTTCTTGGCTTTCATGTCCATGATTTTCTCAAGGGTACGCCCGCCAAAGTAGAACGACATAACTAACATGCCCCACTGCCCTAGCAGCTCAACATACTTTTCATTGGCATTATTTCCAAAAGCACTCATCATGGCGAATACAAAGTAGCCGCCAAGAATAAAGATCAACGTCATAGGACGGATGTTTTTAGATAACCAGCTATCACTAGCCATATCCGCTTGCGCCCGTTTGGTAACTTCTTGCGCTTCTGCGGTGTCAGCCTGTATTTCAGCCAGCTTGCCTTCTTGAGCAAGTTTAGCTAGTTCTAACTGGGCTTGGGCTTTAGCTGCTGGGTCAGGTATTAGCTTGTCAATTAGCTTCATTCCTACGCCAACAATGGTGTCTAGTCCTAACATACTACCTCCCAATAGCGGTTTCGTTATCACCCTTGCGAACTAAGACCTTATCGCCATCAACTGCTACAGACATTGGGTCACGATCAGCCATGCGGTCTAAGCGCTCAATCAGCTGCTTCATAATCTCAAACTCAGGCTTGTCTTGTTTTGGGGTAGCACCAGCAACGCCATTCAGCATAGAAATAAGCGCAGTTAAAGAAGCGCCAAGTAAACCCATTACGGCAGCCATTTTGCCTTCTTCTAGCACTACAGATGCACCTACGCCCATCGCCACAATGATGGTGATGTAGATTAGCCCGTGTTTACCAATTGCTTTACCAGCCACTTCTTTGGCTGTTTCAATATATGTTTCTTTGTCGCTCATAAAGTTTGTCCGCCAGACGATAGATTAGCCACCACAATCGCTACGTGCTGCTCTGGGTTTTCAAGGCTGTGACCGCAATCACTGCACACTTTGGCAGCTAACTCAACCTCAGAAACATCGTACCCGCAGTTGGGGCAGTAGATTTCAATCGTATGGCGTGGCTTAAATTCGCCACCTTCCATGGAGTCTTGGATCTCTTTAATCATGATTTTGGATACTTATTTTTTACAGCTTGAATTGTTGCTTTCCACGCATCAAAGCCACCGTGATAAAGCAAATCAAACTGATTGGCAAACGATGGGTACTCCGCCGCACGCTTAGTTTTATACGCATTTGCAATTGTTTCGGCTTGAAGACGGGTAACTTCCGCATTTACTTCTTCTAAAGTAGGCGGTTGTGTATTATCGTCTTGCCAAATTAAAGTATCGTAAGTATCCCCAAGTAAACTAAATGAAGAAGTTGGTCTTAATTTTTGAATAGCAATATTTATCATCCTATTACCTCCATTGCAATAAATGACGAAGCGCCACGGGCAATATAATTTAAATCTCCATCATTAGTAACGTTAAAATTAATGCCCAATACTCCAGAAGTAAAGTTAGGCGCACCTTGAACTTTATAAGTTATTGTGGATGTAGTAGCTGGCGAATCTAAATATACCATTGGTACGGTTATTCCAAGCTGACCACCAACAGTAGGAGATACGCCCCAAGAAGCAGCTTGTGCACGGCTTCCAGCGGCATTTGCTACAAAAGCAGTAGAGTTTCCACCTTGGAACCTAAATGCCGCAATTCTATCTGCTGAGAATGTACAAGTTACATAAGCGCACAAAAGTATTTTGCTTGTAGAAGAGCTTGGCGTAATGTTTAAGGTTAAATTTGTTATATCAGTCCAATTAAACCCACTACTAGCATTAATGGTTTGCGTTCCTGTAAACGTTGCTTGCACAACTTGTATTACACACTGTTTTGAGCCAAACAAAGTAATAGGCATATTACACCTCTGCTTTCAAAGCCCGTAATTCGTCTAAAGTTGAAGCGGTGATGTTAGTAATATCACGCAGTCTTTGTTTCTCAGCAACGATAGCAGTAGTGTCTGCACCTGATTCTAAGGCTCTCTGAAACGCTACATCTTGTGCGGCTAGAAGTGGAGTACGCTCTGCTCGTAGACGGGCTTTGGTAATTTCTACGGCTTTGGCAAAGTTAACGGTAACAGAAGTAGCATCCATTTCCCACGCATCGTAGAAGTCGTTGTCACGGGGTAGGTCTGTTAGATTCACGATTCGTGCGCCACGACCTGCTGGTACATCTTTGGTCATTACGGCATCAATGCTGATTTCGCCAGTAGGGATGCAAGTTGCTACACCGCCATTGTCGTTCTGATAAATAATTGCTTGTGTCATTTGTTTGTCCTTTTAAAAATTTAGTTAGCGGAAAAAAGCACAATAAACTGGAGTTGCGCCAGCAGTACCACCAGAGCCGCCCGTTTCAAATCTTGCTTGAACTTCAAAAGCGGTTGTAGTTCTTGTTCCTCCAGCAACGCCTTGTATATTTTCCATTGCACTATTTGCATCTGTAACAACACCGCCAACAAAGCAATAATTATTATCTACAAAAGCGTTTGTAAAATTTATTCTATATTGGACTGTACCTGTTAAGGTTACGCTTGAAACATTATAAGAAGCCAAAACTGTGTTTTGGTTGTTTCCCAACATTGTTACCCAAGCCTTTGCGCATCCATTAATGACATTCGCTGAGCTGGTACTTACTGTTCCGTTGGATATTGTTTGTGCGACTAATGTAGACATGATTTATCCTTATGAACTGAAGATGGCAATTTGTGCAATGCTATCGTCAAATGTCGAACCACTAGAATAATAGTTTGCTAAAGCCCTAGTTGTGGTATCGGGTTTTGTGTATATTGTCCTTGGTGTAGCCCCATCCCAGCCACCAGCAATTACTACATAATTAGTATCAGGCATAGCGGTAGTAAAATTAATTGAGTAATTTCCAGTACCATTATCTGTAATTGAACTGACATTAAACGAAGCCCGAATAGCTACCGTTCCCGTACCATTAAAATTTACCCATGCTTTAGCAATACCAGTCATGCCATTCTGTGTTGCAAGAATTCCCGTATCGTTGTTTAGTGTGCTTACTACGACTCTGCCTGCCATAATTTATCCTTTATACAATTACCCAGTTTGCACCAGTATCTACAGTTACAGTAGCACCGCTATCAATTGTGATCGGTCCAGCGGACATTGCATTTTTCGTGCTTGCAATAGTGTAATCGGTAGTCACGTTCTGTCCGTTTTCATAAAAAATCTGGTCATTACCACCACCCGTAGCACCGCCTAACGTACCCCAGCTTGCACCATTGTATCCCTCAAAACGGGTCAATGACGAGTTAAATCTAAACAAACCAGTCGCTGCGGTTGGGCGTTCGCCCGTTGTACCCGCTGGGACTAAAACCGCCCCTGTGCTTGTCATGCGTACGGTACCACTTAAATTAGCGTTGTTGCCTGTAAGTGTGGTGGTTATTGTGACGTTGTTTGCCGAGACGTTGCCTGCGGTGGAAAAGTTTGCTGCCGAGACGTTGCCGCTAAATGTGCCTGTAACCCCTGTAATTACGTTACCAGCAAAGGATCCATTCGAGTCCCGTAAGACGATGGTGGAAGCGCCGTTAGCTGTAGCTGCCGTAGTCCGTGCGTTAGAAATCGTGCCAGTTGTAATGTTTGAGGCATTAATATCGGTAAGTCCAGCCCCATTACCACCATGCGCTCCAGTCACGGTTACAAAATTACCTACGTTAGCTGAAAAGGACCCGTTAGAATCCCGCGCCACGATAGTAGACGCACCGTTGGCTGAGGCAGCTGTAGTAGCCGAATTAGGAATACTGGTCAGCGATGCGCCTGAACCACTGAATAGCGTAGCCGTTACCACATTACCAGCAAAAGAACCGTTGGAATCCCTAGCTACGATGGTCGAAGCACCGTTTGCCGAAGCCGCAGTTGTACGGGCATTTGCTATGGTTCCAGCACTAATATTGGATGCGTTGATGGAGGTTATGGTTAACCCTGCACCAGTAAAGTTTGCCGCAGATACGTTGCCAGTAAAAGCACCAGCGCCTGTAGCTGTGACGTTTGCAGTAGAAAGGTTTAAAGCGGCTACGTTACCTGTGTAAGTCGCAGCTACCGCATTGGTATTGCCGGTAACGGTTAGATTGCCGTTGACCTCAAAGTTGCCTACAGACTCGGTATTAATGGCATTAAAGTTAGTGCCATCGCAGTAAACCCAAACAGTTGCACCGCTAGGTACAGTAACTCCTGTACCAGATACGCCGATAATCCTTACGCCAAACCCACCAACCGTGTTGTTTCTGACAACATAGAGTTTCTCAACTAATGGGGCAATAATATCCCGCACTGCAGCATTTGTGCCACCCGCTACTAAAACAGCGTTTCTAGATTCGTCTGATACCCCGTTGAAGTTTGTAAGCGTGTAGTTAGCGTTTGCCATGGTAATGTCTACCACGCCCGTAATAGCTTGTTCTAACAGGGTTCCTAGGTTGTTATTGGTTGTCTGGCCCCAAATACCCGACTGCTCACCATCCCCGATGAGTTCTAGTTTTAAACTTGTTGAGTATGTACTTGCCATAACCCGTCCTTAATTATCAAAGCCCGAAGGCACTAAAACTTTTGTCCAATTTGGCGTCTGGCTTGGATTTATTTCAGTCCACCCAGAACCAGCTCCTGGATTAATTTCCTGCCAATTTGGGGTCTGATCCGTATCAATATTACCCCAAACGTTAACTACCTTAAGTTTAACAACTGCTTTGACTCCTGTCACGTTTACTGTGGCATTAGCAAATACCGTGACATTACCTATTCTGCCTATCGCCTGGGTGCCCGTAACAAAGACTATGGCATCACCAGAAATGTCTACATTACCGATCCGACCAACTGCCTTAACGCCAGTCAAATCGACTACAACGTTACCTGTAACTGTTACGTTTCCAAGGCGCCCTACCGCATAAACCCCAGTTACCGTAACAACAGAATCGGCTTTAACCTCTACGTTGCCAATTCGACCAACTGCTTGTACGCCTGTTAGGTCGACAACCACATCGCCAGTAACATCTACGTTACCTATACGCCCTACAGCGGATACGCCTGTCAGGTTAACTACAGCGCCAGCAGTTACGGTTACGTTTCCGACCCTGCCAACTGCCTGAACGCCTGTTAAATTGACTACGGCACTAGCTTGGGCATCTACGGTACCAACCCGTCCAACCGCATTTACACCAGTTAAATCAAGGTTGCTATCAGCCTTAACATCTACCGTACCAATCCGCCCAACCGACTTTACGCCAATTAAATCAACACTACCACCAGCTTCAATTACTACCGTACCTGTACGCCCAACTGCACTTACGCTTGTTACAACAATAATTTGGTCAGTTCTAACATCAACTGTACCCATCTGACCTACTGCACTAATGCCAGTCAGATTTACTGCTATATCTACACGCTCTGTTGCTCCTGTATCGGCAAACGGGGCACCAGCATACGGAAATACTCCGAACATATTAGACGATTACCCAAGATGAACCTGTTGAAACAGTTACGGTAACTCCTGTATTAATTGTGATTGGTCCAGCACTCATAGCATTGAAATTAGATGCTACTGTGTAGTTAGACGACACAGTTGTTGCATTTGTATAGAACGGCGCTGCTGACGTAGCGGTATATCCACCAGAAGCCGAAATAGTAGTAGCCGAAACAGTGCCGCCAGATAAGTTGGTTGCGTTTGTGGCGTTAGTAGCTGTTCCAACAGTTAAAGAAGATGCAGTTCCAGTTAAACCAGCACCTGACCCGTTGAACTGCGTAGCTGTACAAGTGCTTAGAAATGTTCCAGCACCAACGCTAGTTAATTGGAAACAGTTGTTTGATGCTGACCAGCCACCAATTCTAAATATATTATCTGTTCCAACGCCCATATTGATTGCATAAGCGCCTGTGCGATGGAATGACATTGACGCAATAGTTGATGCATTTCCTCTAGCAGAAAAAGACCCAGTATCGTTTGCAGTATTTACATCTGTAGCTGCTGAAGATGCTCCTGTAAGCAATCCAGAAAAACTACCAGTTGTAGCGTTTACTGTTCCACCCGATTGATTTGTAGCAGTTGTTGCTGTTGTAGCTGTTGTAGCTGTTGTAGCACTAGAAGCAGTTCCAGTTAAGTTAGCAGTAATTGTTCTAGCACTAAAATCTCCGTTGGAGTCCCTAAGAACTAGGGTAGAAGCACCGTTGGCTGATGCGCCAGTTGTACGAGCGTTAGCTACTGTACCTGCGCTAAGGTTAGATGCGTTGGTGTTACTAATCGCTGCGCCATCACCAGTAAATGAAGCACCAGTAATTGCACCAGCAGAGAATTCACCTGATGTACCACGCAATACGATAGTTGAAGCCCCGTTTGCTGTGGCTGCTGTTGTTCGTGCGTTAGCAACTGTGCCTGTGGTGACGTTTGAGCCATTAATGGCGCTGATTGCTGAACCGTTAGCCGTAATGATGTTCGCACTAAATGAGCCGTTGGCATCGCGAAGGACAATAGTCGATGCTCCGTTTGCTGTGGCTGCTGTTGTTCTATCATTAGCGATTGTTCCGCTAGATATATTGCTTGCGTTTATATTAGTTAGAGCTGCGCCATTACCAGAATGAGCGCCGCTAAACGTAGTTGCCGTTATCGTATTGGCACTGAAATTACCCCCAGCATCACGAGCCACAATAGTGGAAGCACCATTGGCAGAAGCAGCAGAAGTCCTGGCATTATCTAAAGTTCCCGTAGTAATTGCTGAAGCGTTGATAGCAGTAATGGCAGAACCGTTACCAGAGAAAGATGCGCCTGTTATTGCCCCAGCAGCAAATTCACCAGAAGCTCCGCGCAAAACAATAGTAGAAGCGCCATTACTAGAGGAAGCAGTAGTTCTCGCATTTGCAATAGTCCCCGAAGCAATGTTGGAAGCATTGATATTTGAGCCGCCAGACAGATCACCAATAACGGCAGCGGTTACAGTATTAGCGCTAAAGTTACCACCAGAATCACGCTGAACAATAGTAGAAGCACCATTAGAGCTAGACGCAGTAGTCCGAGCATTTGCAATCGTCCCTGAAGAAATGTTAGAGGCGTTAATGGCAGATAGTGTAGCGCCGTTACCACTAAATGTTGCGGTGATGACGTTTGCCCCAAAACTGCCGTTGGCATCCCTAGCAACAATAGTAGAAGAACTGTTTGCGTCCGAGGCCGTTGTTCTAGCGTTGGCAATCGTGCCGCTAGAAATATTTGACGCATTAATTGCCGTTAGTGCTACGCCATTACCAGACACATTGGTAAACGAACCAGTCGTACCGTTAAAGGTCGTAGCATTAGACGTGATTGCAGTAATGACGTTTGCGGTAAAGTTGCCGTTTGCATCACGGGCTACGATAGTAGAAGCGCCATTCGCTGAGTCAGCGGTGGTTCTTGCGTTGGCTAACGTACCTACAGAGATACTGGAAGCGTTAATTGATACGTTGGCTGCGTTGGTAATCTGCCCTTGAGCATTAACTGTAAACTGCCCAACAGTCCCGTCATTACCATATTGCGCTGCGGTAACGGCTGTATTTGATATGCTAAATGTAGTATTGGTAAGGCTTAGTCCTGTGCCAGCAGAATAAATCTGGGCTGAGCTAATTTGGGCAAACGTAATGTTTGTCGTACCAAACGTAATTACTCCAGGGGTATTACACTCATATAACTCACCAGCCCCCGTATTACCAGACTGAACAAAAAACGCATCGCCAGCACCTAATTTATTAGGATCAGCTAAACCATATGTATCGGCATCGGTTGCACGAGTTAAAACCCATTTAGCACCAGGACCAGGAGCATCGGGGGCGCCGGGATTAGTAACGGTATATACGCCGTTTTGTACCGCATTTGCCTGGGTGTAGACTAAAACACGGGCTGTATTAGATACAGATATGCCATCAATGACAAGAGCTACGTTAGCAGCGTTATTTGTTAAGGTTGCACCCACGCCATTACCAGCACCGTTTGGCTGGACATATACGGCATTTAAAGCGGTTGGAGACTCAACTAAAACAGCCTCATGGTATGAGATACCTGTTGAAAAAAGCCCGTCAACATAAGTCTTATTAGTAATATCCGTGGCGTTTGAAGCGTTGGCTGTTATTGTTCCAGACGTTAGGGTAACGGTATTAGCAACTAGGTTTGTGGTGTTAATCTCGGTAAAAGCTACAACATTTGTGCCATTACCAGACACTTCTACTTTACCTGTTGCATCGTTAACGTAAATTGCTTGCTCAGATGGCTGAGTAATGAATACTTCTAAAACGCTAGACCCACTAAAGCTAACCTTAGTTCCACCAGTAGACGATGAAAAAACTGTGTCTCTTGTTAACGTAGACGGAGACGTAAATGTTCCTACACCAACTTCCCACTCCCCATCATTTGGGGCTGTGGTGTTATGTATTGTGTAGTAAACGGTAGATCCACTTGCTACAGCAGTATTAAACGACTGATAGCCAGTAAAAGCACCAGCTAATGTAATCGAACCTGTGCCGCTAGTAGTACTCTGTTCCCGTACTCTATCCTTAAGAACCAAAGCCATTTGGCTCTCCTATTACGAAGCGGTCAAACGAATAATTGCGTTGGTTGCGTCTGCCGTTGGGAAGTTAACCGCAAAAGTACCGTTGGTTGATGTCTTATCACCACCAAACGCCAACACAGCTACAGCTGCGTTAGATACGCTTGAGTTATAAATCAATGCGCCGTTAGCAGTAATGGTTGCATTCGCCCAAGAAGTGTTAGAAAACGAGATAAAAGCTACGTTTCCAGTGTTAGTTGGGGTTACGCTAACCGATAAAGTATTGCCACCAGCAGAGTAGTTGCCAGTTGAAGGCACTTCATTGGTCGCAGTATAAGCGGTTGTGTTCTCATCCAAACTAGCAGAGCTGGTATACAGAGCCAATTTAAACGTGTTTGCGGAAAAGTTTTGCTGACCATTCAAGAGTTGAACCTTGAAACTTGTCGCCATGCCTTGGGTAATTGCCATCTTTAACTCCTAAAAATTTATCTAACTGGCCCTGGTACGGGTAATTTTAATTGACCATCACGGTATGCGCTACGTCTATCTTTACCATCACCCAATTCTCTGAGCAATGCCAAGGATTCTTGGTATTTGGATTCGTAGTACGTAACCATGTCCTGCTCTCCCTTTTGGAAGATTACAGCCTCGCGCAACGACCCATATAACAAAACGGTTTCAAAGTTATCGCCCAACCATGAAGTGCCAGCAGTAACAATCGACTGTGGGTAATAGTAATAGTGCAGCTCTACTTGGTAGTTGTCATCTGGGGTAGGGCCAATAATGTACGTATATGGCTCAAACTGAGCGTAGTAACGTGGGACGCCTTCATCGTTTGGGCTTGGGTACGCCTGACGAATAAAGTTAACATCCTTGTCGATTAAGAACTCTTGGCTACCATCAGCCAGAATAACCGCCATCGAAAAGGACGCTAAGTAGTCCGAAGGCAACGCAAGGTACTTGTCACTTTGTGTAAAGTTGCCTACCTGATTCTTACGAATAGCAGGTATCTGAACGGCGTTATAAACCCGTTCCTCACATTGCTGTACAAAAAGCGGGATGTTGTCTACAAAAGTCTGTTCGTAAGACTCAGAATAGTCAAGAATCGCTTGCGTTAACTGTGCGTAATTCATTATGCCATCGGGCCTCTAGCCATAACACCCTTAGTAGCTGCGCCAGTACCGCGGACTTTAATGCCGTCAGTTTTGGTTGGCTTACCATTATTTTTGCTAATACCGCCTACAGAGATGTTCATCTCTTTCATGCAGTCCGCGCCAGACATGTTTTTAGTAACACCGGCAACCGTTAGCTTTTTACCCGACATGGTGTGTGGCTCTGCATAAACTTCAGCAGGACCTACTTCTTTACCGTCGCGTTTCATTGAATATTTAGCCATGATTAACGTCCTCTTCCAGCCGATTTCTTTAGCAT